CTAGCAGTAGACCTGACCCACGATCCAAAGGCAGGTATTGACTGTGCCGAGATATTTGAAAAACTCAAAGAAGATGAAAGGGTTTCTTACCTTATCTTCAATAAGAAAATTTGGTCACGCCTCAAGGCTAACGCTGGCAATCGTGTTTATACTGGCAGTAGTTCACACTCTAAGCATCTTCATATTTCTATCAACGCTGATAGCGCTAATGACACTAGCCCTTGGTTCTGGTGGATGAATCAACCTAAAGTTGTGAATCAGGTCAAGGCTGCCCTACAGCCTCAGCCCAAGAAGAAGGTGGTAGAAGGTGCTAATTTGGTATCAAATTTGACACCACTTTGCACCTGCTGCAAGGTTCACAGCAAACAAAAGAAAGGCAACTAATGGAAACACTCAAGCAAGTATCGCTGACGTGGTTTCGTGCTGCAGCCTCTGCTGCTATTGCACTTTACCTAACAGGAGAAACTGATCTCAAGACTTTAGGAACCGCAGCACTTGCAGGATTCCTCGGTCCTGTATTGAAGTTCCTAGACTCATCGGCCAAAGAATTTGGTCGCGGAGCAGAGTAGTTTGTAGATAGCGCGAGGCAAAAGGCCCCTGTCCCTAACGGGATGGGGGCTATTTTTTGTTTTCTAAATTTCTTCTTTGTCTACAGGACAGGGAGCTTTGAGTAAGTTTCCGCAGTTTGCACACTGCACATCAAGGGCATACCAGCAGATCTCATAGTCTTCGAACTGAACGTAGGTATTAAAAACTGTACAACCGCAGACGCATTGATGGGTCGGTCCTATGGACCGCAGGTCTGATGCCTGTATCGGTGGTAGGCTATTTTTACGCAGCCTTGGTAGACGGAACCGCACAGTATGGTAGATACTGGGCCGCCGATAAGCGGCCCCTGTACTGTTATTCGCTTCGCTCATATTGTAATGAGCAGGTGTGTCGCTATCGCGACGACACGCCGAAGGTCTACACTAGCCCGTTATGACGACTCTGGTAGGAATCCAACTCGATGACCGAGTTGTCTTGGCTGCTGATAGCCAGATAACCGAAGATAATCTTAGGACTGTTAGTAGTACAACCCCGAAAATAATTCACATTGGCAAGTACCTGATAGGGATCACTGGTGACTCTCGTCCTGGTGACATCCTTGCCTATAACTGGAAACCGCCTGTGTACAAAGGTGCCAATCCAATTCAATGGATGGGAACGAAGGTACTGCCATCCATAATCACGGCGTTTAAAGAGAATGGATATGACCCCTATGAAGCGACGAAAGAAAAAGATACAGGGTTCGACTACCTTGTTTCGTTTGATGGCAACCTCTTCCATATTGCGACAGACCTCTCGTTCATACAATCGGACTCCGCTATTTATGGACTTGGTAGTGGTGGGCAGTTTGCTCTTGGCTATCTTTATGATCGCGTGGGTCGTATCACTGTTGGTAATGTAAACGGACACGCCGAACGTGCAGTTCAGATTGCCTCAATGCTTGACATAAATACCTGTCCTCCTATTCAATTGGTTACTCAACGACGGGAGTTAACGTGAGAAAAGATTGGAAAGTTTGGACGTTGCATATCAACGTACACCATTTAGATAACTGGTCCATTGGTCTTGATTACTACAAGATATATGATTATCAACCATTGCGGATGCTGGCTAGAGTTTTGCAAATTAATTTGCTATTCTTCAACGTAACCTTTACTAGATGGCAGGGCAACGGATGGATATAAAAGAACTACTTATTAAGGCTCTTCACGAGAAAGAGAATAAGCGTGGTCGGTCCACGCAAGTTCAGATAGGTCCATCAGAACTTGGTGGCTGTCGACGTAAGGTTTGGTACAGGTTGAACAATCAGCCTGAGACCAATGACAACGAGTTAAAACTCGCAGCTATTATGGGAACTGCCATACATACTGCAATAGAAGCCTCGCTTGCTGATAACAAAGATGTGTTACTAGAACAGACTGTCGAATACGGCGGTATGAAAGCGCACGTCGATTGCTTTATTCCTGGGACAGGAGATGTAATCGATTGGAAAACTGTTAAAAATAAAAATCTTAACTATTTCCCATCGCAACAGCAGCGTTGGCAGGTACAGGTCTATGGTTATTTGATTGACAAGTCTGGCTTGGGGAAGGTCCAGAATGTCAACCTAGTAGCCATTCCTCGTGACGGAGATGAGCGTGATGTAGTAGTCCACTCTGAACCATATAACGAGGCCATCGCACTAGAGGCGCTCGATTGGTTATCTGCAATTAAGACATCGGACTTGGCTCCTGCTCCTGAAAGGGACGAGAGTTATTGTAAGTTTTATTGTAAATACTATGACGCCTCTGGTGAGATGGGATGCGTTGGTCTAAAAAAAGAACATACGGGAAATGACATTCCCGTTCTTGATGACCACGAAGCATCAATGAACGCATTACACTACGCACAAGTAGATGAAGAAATCAAAGCTTTAGAGAAGAAGAAGGAAGGCTTAAGAGAGACGCTCTTAGGTATATCTGGAGTTACAAAAACAGGATATGAGATCAAATGGTCTACTATCCAAAGTAACACAGTCGACAAAGAAGCGGTGGAGAAAGCACTAGGCTTCGTGCCGACTAAGCAGGGCAAGGAAAGCACAAGGCTTTCCATAAGAAAAACTGGAGGAAGGTAAATGGCTGCACCCGAGTCAACAAAGTTCCAAGTCAACTATAAGTTGCCTGACGGAACACTCGTTAATCTCTACGCAACAGATGTGCGTGAGTTGGAAACAGGTCTTACAGACCTAGCAATGGTATCTGCATTGATTACTTCAACTGCCGATACGTTTCGAGGCGCTGGATCTTCTGCGTCCGTTCAAAGTTCTACACCTAATAATGTAACCGCACTACAAGTACAGCCGTCAGGCAACGTTTGTAAACACGGGCCAATGACATATCGCGAAGGTGTAAACGCACAAGGAAAATCCTGGAAGGGTTATATGTGTAACGCTGCCAAGGGTGCTCCAGATAAGTGCCAAACTATCTGGGTCCGATGACCCGATGCGAGAGCCTCGTGAATACGAGGATCCTCTCTGCGCTCAATCAGGTGGCGACTTCTGGTTTCCAGAACCAGGAATCGGGTCAGCAAGTGAAACCGTATACGCTCGAAGTATATGTCACCAGTGTATCCATCAAAATGAGTGTGCAGAATGGGGCATCCATAACGAACGTTTTGGAATCTGGGGTGGCCTTACAGAGTGGGACAGAAGGCAATTAAGAGGACGTAGGAATATAGTTTTACGACGGGAGGAAAGTGCTTAGGTTAGACCGCGCTTGGAAGACTGCCCATACTATGGCGCAGCCGCTTCCGACTGTGTGGAAAGACTTAGAGACTAAAGACATAAAGTTTCGGCGTGGTCAAGTGTGTATGGTTGCCGCTGCACCTAACGCTGGAAAGTCTATGTTTGCTCTCGTTTACGCTATTAAATCTAAAGTCCCAACTTTGTTCTTCTCGGCAGATACCGATGTAGCAACAGTAATGCTTCGTGCTACAGCCCACGTGTCAGGTCACACCCAGCAAACAGTAGAGAACCAAATTGCGTATAACGCAAATACGTACTCTTCAAATCTAGAAGATATATCCCACATTCAATGGGTATTCGACTCGTCACCAAACCTTGACGATATCGAAGATGAAATCAAGGCTTACATAGAACTTTATGGAGTAGCCCCACAACTGATTGTCATTGACAACCTGATGAATGTAGTCGCTGAATCTGAGAATGAATGGGCAGGGTTGCGTCAGATAATGATGGACCTGCACGATATGGCACGCAAAACCGAGGCTTGCGTCTTAGTGTTACACCACGTCTCAGAACAGAGCGAGTACGGCCCGGGAACTTATCCACCTCATCGTCGTTCAATTCACGGAAAGGTGAGTCAGCTTCCTAGTCTGATACTTACTCTTGGCTTTGATCCGTTAACTAATAATTTACGGGTCGCGGCAGTTAAAAATCGTTTTGGTAAACATCAGGCGGATGGACAAGACTTCGCAAGTTTATTTGTGAACTTTGCTACCTGTCAGATCAACGATGCTGATGCTTTTGGTAGGGCAGTTCTGCACTCTAATTACACGAGGGTTGTATGAGTTCTTACAATAAAGCAAAAGGTTCTAAGTTCGAGACGGACGTAATGAAATACTTACGCAAACTTGGACACTTCGCCGAGCGCCTCGCTAAAGCGGGCGCCAACGACGAAGGCGATATCGTTACCATAATTGCAGGTCAGACATACATTCTTGAATGTAAGAATCGTAAGTCACTTAGTCTTCCTCAATTCTGGGCGGAAGCCCAGACTGAGGCAGCCAACTATGCGAAGGCTCGCGGACTACCCGTCGCTCCGCCAGCCTTCGTTGTAGTCAAACGCAGACAACACGGAGTAGAGAAGGCTTGGGTTATCCAAGACCTAGACCAATGGTTAGTAGATAGGAGCAAGTAATGCCAATACCACAAGGACATATAACCACTAGTGATATCTGGAAAGGTGAACCGCAAGATGTTCAACTACCAGAAGAACCAACTGAGACAGAAGAAAAGGAAGAAGAACGTGAAGATGTGGAATAAACTCCCAACTAAATTACAGCAATATATTGCTACAAAGGTAAACCATTATGGGTATCACCATAATAATCATCGCTTAGTCGTATGGGGATTGACCCATTTCCCTATTGTTATTGAGGACGAAGAATGATCTGTAGTAAATGTGCGTGGGCAGGTCACCACAACACTATTGGTAAGACTGATATGGCTAAAGAGTTTCACGAAAACTGCGAAGGAGATTGCGGAT